AGACTGCAAAGACGCAGTAGGAGGTATCAAAAATATTTACATTACAGAACTTGCAAATGTTACAGCAGTAACAGAAAATGCAAGTGGATTTGTGACAGCAATCACTAAGTCAGCAGGAACAAAGTTTTATAAATATGCTTTACTGCCAAGAGCCAAAAACGATTTTACTCAAAACATTATGGCAGATGCCGCATTGGGAACAGTTGCATTTGAGCAAACGATTAATACAAACTTTACTAAGTTGGCTTATGTAACTCAATTTCAATTACAGACTTTGATTCAAAATAGATGTTCAGTTATAGTAGAAACTAAATCGGGTCAATACTTTTTATTTGGCAAAGAGAATGGTGTTGAAGTAACCGCAGGTAGTGCAGCGAGTGGAGCAGCGATGAATGAGTTCAATGGTTATATCCTAACCTTTACAGGAATGGAAAAGGCATTAGCAAATGAAGTTAGCTCGAGTATTATCGCAGCATTATTGACTTAAAATTAGTAATCATATTTCATAAAATTAGCCACTCTTAAATGGGGTGGCTTTTTTTTATAGCAAAATTTCAGACGACTTATATATATATGTAGTGATAAGAATTAGACAAGAGGAAATTCAAAATATTTATGTGACTTTAACCGAGAATAAAATCGGAACAAGTCCATATTATTTACTTGAATGCACGAACCAAGTTACAAACGATATTTCATATTGTATTATATTTGATGACCAAAGTCAATATAAAGAAAGGTATAATGATTTTAATATATTTATAGATTCAAATAATGCTAATAAAGGTTTGAATAAAAATCTGTACTTACCTTATAGTGGTTTTTATACTTACGTTATATATGAAACTAATTTAACTGAAGAAACATATGATGATTTAGCTTCAGCATCGGAAGCACAAGGAACTACTCTTTTAGAAACTGGATTACTTTGGTACATTCCAACTGCTCAAAATAACACAGAATATAATCCAGCCGATTCAACTACCTTTGTTTACACACCACAATAAATGACAGATAAAAAAGAATATAATCCAAGTGTAATGGTGCTTAAATTTACGAATGATAAAGTACCGACATTTGTTGAGCCGAAGTCTTCGCAAAGATTAAAGTATGTAAAGTATGGAGAGAATAATAACTACCCTAACTTTCTACTAACTTTATTTAATCGCAGCGCAAAGCATAACGCAATATTAACAAGCAAGCAGCAATACATAACTGGTCAAGGTTGGATGTTTGATGAGTTAGGAATGGAAGGAGAAGAAGTAGTTGCATTAAAAGCATTTATAGATACACCTAATCCTTACGAAACACTAAAAGACTTACTTAATAAAACAGACTTAGATTGTGAAATATTTGGAGGTTGTTACATTAAAGTTGTTAGCGACAAAAAAGGTGGTATTTCAGAAATTTATCACGTTAATTATTGTGATGTAAGAAGCACAGAAGATAACAGCGAATTTTATATAAGTGATAAATGGTTAAATAGCGAAGGTGGCGAAAACACAAACATCAAAGAAGATGAATATAAAACCTTACCACCATTCGACCCAAGTTTAAAGAAGCTACCAAGTGAAAGCATATACTATTACAAATCGTATAGACCTAACATCAATACTTATACATTACCCGAATACATTGGTGCAATTCCTGCAATTATTACTGATGCTGAAATAGCAAACTTTCACAGAGCCGAAATTCAAAATAGTTTCAAAGGTTCTAAGATGATTGTGTTCAAAAATGGTGTACCTTCAGATGAAGAAATGAAGTCAACAGAACGCAAGTTAAAAGCTAAGTTCACACCAACAGATAACGCAGGCAGTATAGTAATTGATTTTGTAGACGACCCGAATAGAGTACCTGAAATATTAGACCTTGCAGCGGGAGACTTTGACAAGAAATACGAAGCGTTAAACGACACGATACAACAAGAAATATTTGTAGGACATAAGATTACATCACCAATGTTATTCGGTGTAAGAGTAGAAGGACAATTAGGTGGGCGCAATGAAATGGTTGATGCTTACAATCTATTCGCTAATACATACGTTAATCCAAAGCAAAGAGTACAAGAAGAAATATATAATCTATTCTCTCCGGTTAAAGGCAAGCTAAAAATAAAAGCATTAGAACCAATCATGCCAAGTTTTAGCGAACAAACTTTAATGACCATTCTAACTAAGGATGAGATGCGAGAAATTATAGGTAGAAAACCATTAGATATTCAAACTAATGTTAATTCAACTATTAGCGATGCTTTAAATTCATTAAGTCCATTAGTTGCAAATAAGGTATTAGCATCATTAAGTCAAGATGAGATAAGAGGTATAGTAAACAAGCCACCATTAGCAGCCGATGCAATACTACCAACAGATAGTCCTGCACAATTTTCTAAGTGTTCACATGATTCAATAGCAGATGATGATTTAGACTTTAGTATCTTCTCAAAATATGGAGAACCTATTGAGAATTTTGTGAGCATTAAGCATAAGAAATTTATGTTTAGTTCGCAGCAATTCGCACTGACTAAACAAGACAATGGAGTGTTAGATTTAGTGCAGAAAACACCTAATATAACGATTGAAGATTTAACTAAGATTTTAAAGACAGATAAGACCTCAATCATTGAAAGTTTGACAGTATTAGGCGATGAAGGTTTGATTGATTTAGATAGTGAAGGAAAGATAAGTTTAACAAGGTCGGGTGCAAGAAAAGTAGTACCAAGTTTTCAAGAACTTTATATCCGTTATAGATACGTTTTAAGACCCGATGCGCCTGCATTAGTTAAAGGTGGTACAAGTAGACCTTTCTGCGAATCAATGATGGCAAATCCACGTTACTTTTCAAAGGATGATATTGACAAAATTGGTCAAGAATTAGGGGCGATATATGGAATACCTAACTATGATGCTTTCAGGCGCAGAGGTGGATGGTATCATGACCCTAAACAAGATGTAAACTTGCCTTTTTGTAGGCATATATTCGTTCAAGAATTAGTTAAGAAAATAAGATAATGGCAAAGGCAATATTTTTAAGCGAAGCAACATTAAAACAAGAGTCAATCTTGCAAGATAATGTCGATATGAAGGTAGTAACACCAACGATAATTGATGTTCAATCCTTTTATATTTTACCGATATTAGGAACAGCATTGTACAATGATTTTGTAACAAAGATTATAGCAGGCACGTTAAGTAATTCATACAAATTATTACTTGATACTTACATCACACCTGCAATGATTTGGTATGTTAGATATGAACTACCATTGAATATTAATTACAAGTATTTTAACAAGGCAGTAGGGGTGCAGAATGCAGATAATATGCAGCCTGCAAGCATTGATGAACTAACTATGGTAATGGATAGGGCAAAGAATAAAGCGGAGTGGTATGCTGAAAGATTAACCAAGTATTTATATGCGAACGATACTACTTATCCTTTGTTTTTGAACCAACCAAATTCAGATTTAGCGACCATCTATGCAAAGCAATCTAATTACACAAGTGGTATGCTATTAGATGATAATAGCTGTTGCATGGGTCAATATAATTTTACTGATTTAGAAACAAGTCCAAGTGTAACTGGAAGAGGTTGCACATTCTGCTAATGAACAAGGGAATAAATAAGACAAATATCGAGAAATTACAAGCATTTATAAAACAACAAAATGAAGTTCATAACACTAAATCAGGTACTAAACATAATAAGAACAATTTGCAACAATCATCTACAAATAAATAGTTTTGTTTTTGGTTCTATAACAGATATAAGCGCAAGTGAGCAGGAGCAGTACACTATGGTTTGGTGCGATATAAACGATAGCCAAATGAGTGAAAGAATGTTTACCATGAATTTATCATTATACGTTTTAGACATTCAACGAGCAGATAATAGTAATGAGATAGATGTATTGAGCGATACGTTAAGCATAGGCAGGGATTTAATCGCAGAGTTAAGCGATCCGATTTATCAAGATTATTTCAATGTGAGGTATGATGTAAACTTCGGACAAGTTCGTGAAGGCTTTCCCGATGTAGTGAATGGATGGAAGTTAGACATAGCACTTGACTTGATGGAATTAAACGACAGATGTCAAGTACCAACAATTTAAACAAGAATTTATATATAATATTATGAGTACAGCATTAGAGAAAATTAGCGGAATGGGTGGGTTCTACGTGAACGCAGGAACATCCGCAAGAACAGGATTAGCAGTTGAGAGCATAGTTGTAATGACTGATTGCGTTTTTACAGCATTTGCAATCAATGGAGTTAATCAAATGACTTTAAAAAATTTAACAGGTGTTACGATTAAAGCAGGTACATACTTACCGAGTAATCCTAACTTTAATATTACTGCTTATACATTGTCAAGTGGTTCAGTAATCGAGTATAATTAATGGCTAACTTTCCAACGATAGCAATAGGTTTACCATTTGTTAAGGCAGGCGGATTAGATGCCGATGCAGCATCGTTTATAGCACTTTCGGGTATTACTAATGCAACGCAAATAGCTGCAATAAATAACCTTTATAAAGACTTTAAAGGGCAAGGTGCAAATAATACAAGTTTTGATTTTTACACCCGATTAACAGCCTTTTGGTTATTTGTAGGAACAACAACTGCAAATATTAAATACAATGGGAAAACGCCAAGTGAAAGTAATACTTATAATTTAGCATTTAGTGGAACAGCACCAACTATTAGCAGTAATGGCTGTAAATTTAATGGCACTAATGGATTTGCAGATACGTTTGTACCTCAAAATATCATATCAAATTCAGCCAATGGAATGTCTGTTTACTTTCGTGAAAACACAAAAAGAGATGAAGTTCAAATAGGTTACGTTAATCGTTCAACATTTGATGCCACAGAAATTGGTATGGCATGGACTTTAAATAATAAGGCTATTATTGGCAATAAATCAGGACAACAGTTTGGTGCAAATACATATACTAATGTAAATGGCTTAATTCGATTGAATAGACATTCGGGAAGTGCTTATAGACTTTATAGAAATGGCTCACAAATAGAATTAATAACAGCAACGGGTTTAACTGATAATAATACAAATACAATAGTTATTGGTGGTGAGAGATGGAGTGCAGGGAATGTTGTTGCAAATTATTCAGATAAGACATTTTGTTATGCAGATATAATGCTATCAAGTTCATTAAGTGTAGCCGAAGAATTAGTATATTATAATTGTATTCAAGCATTCCAAACCGCTTTAAGTCGTAACGTATAATGAAAGTACATAAACTAACAGCAACGCAAAAGAATAAGTTAATAGGTATTGAGTATATACCTAATTGCACTTACAATCCAATACAAGACGCAAATGGTGTTTGGATAATTACTACTGAAGAAGTTGAACAAACAACAGATGAAAATTTTTTATGGGTAAAAGATTTACCACAGATAGAATACGTTAAACCAAAAGACAATGCCTCATAGATTCTTAGACATATTTGTTTCAGTATTGGGCTTCATAGCCTTGTTAGAAAAACATAATTTTTTATTCGCTTCGATTGCCTCAATATGTACGATTATATATTGGATATACAGATTTTGTAATTGGATTATAAAAATGATTTTAGACAAGTCAATAGATGATTTTGAAAAGGGATTAAAGAAATGATTGAGTTTGACTACATGATATTGGGTGTAATATTCGCTTTGATAAGTGGGTATTGCAGAGCCTTATTTGAATGTATAATTTTATTTGATTCATTATATGAGAAACATGGTTATTCGGAGTGGTGGAGTTATGCAAGATTTACACAAAATAAAATTGGATATTGGGAAAACACATTTCCTAATGATGGTGGTCATCGAATCAAAATAATAGAGTTTATATTTGATGCCTTAGCTTGCGTGTGCTTGTCTTATTCTTATGATGAAATACTACATAGCTTTATGGCAACAATCCTTTGTGTAATGATAACTTATTTTTTTATTAAGTCATTTGGATTTGAACAAACATTTAAGGAATTGAGATGAAAAGATTATCACTTAGAAACTACTTTGAGCCTACGCCTAAGAATGTCAAACGATGGCTATTAGCTATCAAGTCAATATTAGCGACCATCTCGGTTTCTGCTTATGTGAATGGCAATGAAAAGGTGGCATTTTGGATATTAGTAGGCGGTGCAGTTATAGATGAACTAACAAACTTATTTAGCAATGAATCAAATTAGCAAACATATAAGTTTAAATGAGGCAATAGAAAGCCCAACAGCATTGAGAATGAATATAGATAATACACCGACTTCGGAAGTGTTATCAAATATGCAATATGTAGCAGAGAATCTATTTGAGCCTATTCGTAAATGGTATAAAAAACCAATAAAGATTAATTCATTCTTTAGATGTGTTGCTTTAAATAAAGCAGTAAAAGGGTCAGCAAGTTCACAGCACGTTAAAGGAGAAGCAATAGACATTAGCGGAGGAAACAAGATTGAAAATAAAAAGATTTTTGATTATATAGTTTCAAGTGGTTTGGATTTTGACCAATGTATTAATGAGTTTGATTTTACATGGGTGCATATTTCATTAAAGAAATCAGGGAATAGAAAACAAGTTTTGATTATTAAATAATTATTCCACTTATAAATGGCAGGTCAACCAAGTATTAAATCCGACATTGCAAAGGAATATTTATTAAAGTTCCCAAACACTGCGAATATGACTTTAGCAAAGAAGATTTATGCTGAAAACAAAAGTGTTTATAAAAACATTGAGCAAGTTAGAAGTCACATAAGGGCTTTGAAAGGTGTTCAGGGTGTTAAAGCAAGAAAAGAAAATCATGTTGAATTTAGGAAAGAATTTGAAGCACTAAAAAAAGAACTACCAAAAGGAGATAGCGAAAGAATACAACCGTACACACTCCCAAAAGCAAGTAAGAAAATATTAATTATAAGTGACCTGCACATCCCTTACCACAATGACGATGCAATATTCGCAGCATTAGAATATGGATTGGACCAACAAGTAGATACTATTATAATCAATGGTGATTTAATTGATTTTGCGACCATCTCACGACATGAAAAGGATATGCGAAAGAGGTCAGTTAAATACGAGATGGATTGTACAAGAGTATTCTTAAAAGGTCTTAGGGCTATGTTTCCAAAAGCATTAATAGTATGGAGTTATGGCAACCATGATTTGAGATACGATAAGTATATCATGCAGAAAGCACCCGAGATATTCGACATTGAATTAATCCAACTGCATGAACTTTTAAAACTTCGAGATTTAAACATAATAAAAGTAGATAGCACACAATACATCTATGCAGGTAAGTTAGCAATATTTCATGGTCACGAAACTGGATTAACTTCGGGCGGTGTAAATCCTGCACGTTCTTTGAGATTAAAATTAAATAAAAGTGCAGTAACATCACACTTCCATCGGGAAACAAAAGACATGGGTAAGAACTTGGATGAACACCCTTATTCATGTTTCTCTATTGGTTGTTTATGTGACTTGCACCCTGCTTATATGCCAATCAATATGTGGACTCATGGCTTTGGATATTTAGAACTAAGTCAAAATGGGGATTATAAATTTTATCAAAAATCAATAATAGAAGGAAAAATTTTTTAGGTTTAAAAGTTTAGTATATTTGCATAGTAGTTTTTTGTAGATTTCGTTTCATTAATTTGGTTAAGAGCCTCGAGTAAATCGGGGCTTTTTTTATTATATTTGCTGCATGAAAAAACTAATAACAATACTTTGTATCACTTTAATATTTAGTAGCTGCTTATACACTAAGAAACGAGCCTTAGAAAAGTTCTGCATCACAGATAGTATTCCATATTCGATTATAGTACATGATACAATAGTTATAAAGGCAATACAAGTTGATACTTTTTTTAATGCAAAATTAGATTCATTTGTTATAATTAAAGATAGACTTGAAATAAGATACAAGAAAGTTGGCGAAAAGATATTTATACAAGGTGAATGCAAATCAGATACTATCTATAAGACTAAATTAGTTCAGGTTCAAGTGCCAACAAAGCTTAAGAAATTAGAATGGTGGGAGAGCCTATACATAAAAGCAAGGGATTGGTTTGCTGTCATTGGCTTTTTAGCAATGTTCTTAGGGTTTTATCTCATTATGCCACATAAAAAGAGTGAGTAGTTCGGGATTTCCGAACATCTGAACAGCCCTAAAAGTTACATTTTGGGGCTTTTTTTACGTTTATGCTAAAAAATATTAGCTTGATTTATAGTAAGTTATGATTTATTTTTAATAAATGTTTTGTAATGTCGTACAATACTCCGACATTTGAACTCAGATAAACGAAACAAATATGACAACAACAACATTACAAGGAAAGACAATTTTAGCATTAGAGGCTAAAACTTTGGTAAATAGTAAACAAAATGTATCAAGATTTACTAATCAAAAATTTACATTAGGTTCAATTATATATGAACGATACGATGGTTTATTTTTTGAAAATATAAAATTTGAAAATTGCGAATGGCGACCATTTTTAAGATTTGAAACTAACAGCATTGAGTTAGATAATATCAGCAAAAAAAATTGTAAAACAATATATATAAAAAAATATCAAATAGCATAAATCAAAAGGGGAGCAGCATCCAACCAACTGCAAAATTATTATTAACCAATTAAATCAAAACAAAATGAAAACAGCTAAACATCAAATTTTAAAATCAAAAGAAGGATTCTCATCTCAATGTAGAATTTATGAAGCATTTGCAACTAAAACAGCACTAAGAAATGAATTACAAAGATTATACGATTCTTGGTCTCGTAATGGTGGCGAAATAGTTAAATTTAATAAAAAAGATATGCTATTAGTAGTGCGAGAGTCAGACAATTCTGCTACCTATACATTTGAATATTTAGAAAGGTACATATAACAATGACAAGAACAGAAATGACAAAACAGAACCGAGACCAGTTAGCCACAGATTACAACTTACGAATTAAATTAAGTTTAGATTTAGGCTGCAACGAGCGAACAATTCAAAGGTGGGCAGTTAATAACTCACCTAAGTTGACAACAGATAGCTTCCTTAGCTACTTTAAAAAACATACGAACTGGACAGAACCATTAACCAAAGAAATCAAAATCAAACAATTAATCGAACATTAACCAATGGAAAAACTACTAAGACGAATCATGTATGGCGAACAAATAACGACCATGCAGAACAAATCAAAATCAAACACTATTTTAGCACGATATGAGCGTGTTCAAAGGCTGAGAAATATTGCAATAGATGATAATACATTCTGCAAAGTTTACCAAGCTAATAGGCTGCTAAAAGAGTTAACAATAAAATTAAATCAAATCAATTCATACCAAACTTTAAACCTAAATTAAAATGACACCAGTAAACAACAAATCACTCATCCATTTTTTATTTTCACAAATGGAAAAATTAGACTCAAAAGAAATTGATGTTGCTACAGCATCAGCACAAGCCAACTTGGCTAAACAAGTAAACAATTCATTGAAATATGAATTAGATAGGGCTAAGACTCAAATTGAGTTAGAAAAGCATAACAAAGAATTGAACTCTAAATTAGTATTAAGAGAGGTTGAAACTAAACTTTTTGACAATGTGTAAGTTTATTAACGATACCAATTGCAAGTGTTTAACTGATAAATGTCTTAAAAGATATTTTATCTTTAATATGCCTACTGAAATAATAAAATTTGGAGTATGTAGCGATTACATTAGACTATTGTTAATGGATCAGGCTAAAGATTCTGAAAGTCTTTATAACCCAATAATGATTAAGTATGATGTTGCTGATATAGTAACAAATCTTTTATCAAAATATGTTGAAATATATAATAAAGTGTATTATGGTTATGGAAGAAAACAACCAGCTAAAAACGATTTTACTAAACTGGTAGTTGAATTTTCAATTTCCGACAAAATATATTCACATCGGTCAATGTCAATTATAAATGCTTTAGAAATTATCATGAATAGAGAAAATAATATAAACTCTGATTTTATATATTGGGTAATTTATACTATTAAAAAATGGATTGATAATTTAAAAAGTAAAGTTAGTATTGCCAAATATAATGAACTAATAAAACTTAATAAAAATATGCGGCAAATGAATTATGACGAAAATTTGCAAAGAGAATACTTATTAAAAATTTATCAAGCACAAATAAAAATAAACAAATAATCAAATGACAACACCACACCAAACTACAAAAGAATGCCTTATACGCAACTTTCAAGAGCAATTAGACAGCGAAGAAACTTTTACCTCACCAAATTATCGTTCACTATTTAATATTGCAACAGACATGATAATAGTGCTATATGAAGTTGAAACAGCCCGCAAAATGTATTCAGATATTTACGCAAGTCTATTGAAGCACGCACCGGACAAAATGGATTGGTTCATTCGCAAGATGTGGAAGCATAATTTTGAATTAAAACTTGACAAGTCAGATTTTGACAAGTTATTGGCAGCGATAAACATTAGCCGAACTTATGGTTTTAAAGTTGAATATGCAGTAAGTACATTGCATGATACATTAGGACATATCATAGAGGTTCAATACACACCAAAGCAATCTAATTTTGTATTCAATTCAATATTGAACTATGACCAAGTATTAACAATGGTATCAGAATTTAAAGACACCGCATTAATTGATACCTGCGATTTTGGAGTACCTGAACATAAAGAGATACCAGTAATGTATGATCTAAATGATATGAGCCTTGAAGAAATCTGCGAAGCATATTTTAACATGGGTGGGCAACCTTTAATAATAGAACCATAATGGGCAGACCACGACACATAACAACACTCGAGCAGACCTCAATAGGTGCTAACGGATTTAGATTGCAGTACTTATACGAAAAGAAACTATTTGAAGTATGCCACAGCCACCACAACGGAAGGGCAGATGTAATTGATAGGACTTTATTTGTAAAAGAAAGCGATGCGAGAAAGTACTTAGAAACATTAATGGAAGAAACTCAAGAGAGAATAAACGAATTTAAAGTTAATCAATCATTCCCTTTAATCACTAAAATAATATGAGAACCATAAGCGAACAATACAAGACATTACAGCGAGAAAGGCTAAGACTTTTCGAGTGCCAAAGAAACCACACCGCAGCATTGAATAGAAGATACTTGTACGAAACTGATGAAGCCTACAAAGAATGCACCGCAGCACTAAATGAGTGGGATAAACAAACCGAATTAGTCGCACGTTTGCAGATTGAATACACAGCATTAACTAACAAAGGAGATTTAAGTTATGAGTAGAGAGAAACCATCACACAAAAGAATAGATTACAAGTCAGGTAAGACCGAATCCGTAGTTATGGAAAGAGACCTGCATAGTGCCCAGTATCGAATTATCTTATATAAAAAGGGCGGTGTAGGAATAGTCCAATATCGTTCATCAACAAAAGAGGCAACCGAATTATTTAACGAATTACTAAAAGAACTAAAATGAACCACCAATTACTCAATGATTTAACGACAAATTTAAGGCAAATTTTAAATTTGATAAGGGATTACAAAGAACAGATTATATACTTGCAGGAGAAATGGGCAGAAACACAAGATACACATAGCAGTAGATTGTTTCTAACTCAAATCACAAACTGCGAAGCCCAAATCAAACACAACGAGAAACAATACAAACAAACCATTAACCAAATTAATGAACTACTACAATGACAGACAAACAAACACTACCAACACTTAGCGACCTCACGCAAGATGTCGAATTAAGCTACAAGAATGATGCTTTCAACTTATTATTAAGTCAACAACCGCCTGCAACGTGGGTAAAGAAACACCCTTACATTCGAGATTACAATTATCTTCCGATTGATAAGGTAGAACATCTATTGAAGAAAATTTTTAAGCAGTACAAAATTGAGATTACTAATCAAGGTACAGCCTTTAATGGTGTATGGGTAACGGTTAGAGTACACTATTTAAACCCTACAAACAACGAATGGAACTTTCATGATGGGATTGGGGCTTGTCAATTACAAACCAAAAAAGATACATCACCT